CAGCAGATTCCACGCGCCTGTGGTCGGCGTGATGCCGGGGGTAGTTTCACGGATATACGCCGTGACGTTCTTTGCGCCTGAGCTCACTTGAGCCTCCTTAAAGGTAAGCGCCCTATACGGCGCGGTACGGAATTTGAATATTCATTTGTGCCCACCCGTCAGCCTCTCCTGCATCAACAGCGCTTACGGCGAAATAATCTAGCCGACCGTCTGTTTTGAACTCGAAAAGTTCACGCAGCTTGTCAGCCGTTCTGGTGATAAGCAGTGAGCCACTCCCTGCCGGAACAAAGATTTGAATAATGACGATGCCGGTGCGGTGAACGACCGGGCCGTCACCAATCTCATTAGCGCCAGCCAGTCCGGGAATGTTGGTTAAGCGCGCCCAGATAGCCTTGCCCTTCGGGTCATACGTCTTGTCGTTGGGGTATCGCACATCACCAGAGGCAATAGCCGTCTGAGCCGTCATGCGGGTGATGACAGCGTTTCTGATTTCTTCGAGGGTCATTTGTAGGCCGTATATATTTACCGCTGTTTATGCCTGATTGTTGTGATATAATTTAATCAGTAAAACAGGAGGGTTTATGGAAGAAATTTGGCGCCCAGTTTCTGGCTTCGAAAACTATTATCTCGTTTCCAGTTTTGGCTCTATCAGGTCACTTGACAGGACCAGCAACCATAGCGATGGAGTGGTTACGCGCAGAAAAGGCCGAATCCTCAAGCCCGCCATTAAGGCTGGTTATCCGTTTGTTGTGCTTGTTAGTGATAGTGCAAAGAAACAATTTCATATTCACCGCTTAGTCGCAGAAGCTTTCTGCAGCAAGCCTGATGGCTGTGATGTTGTTAATCATATTGATGGGAATAAGTTAAACAACAATGCCGAAAACCTTGAGTGGACAACCTTTAAAGGCAACGCTGTTCACGCCGCTTCCTCTGGATTATTTAAACCCGCTCGAGGTGAAGGCGCTGCCGCGAGCGTCCTGACCGAGAGACAGGTTGAAGAAATTAGAAGCAGGCTTTCTTCGGGTGAGCGAGGAAGTCAGCTAGCAAAAGAGTACGGTGTTAAAAGCATGGCAATTTCCCAAATTAGAAATGGGAAGACGTGGCGACACATTACGACGCAAGAGGTCATCAACTCTTGTAAAGAAACCTCCAGCTTTAGCTCGAAGGGTTCTGTTCATCCCCAGGCAAAATTAAAAGAAGATGATGTGATTGAAATAATCAAGCTTCTTTGCCAAAGGGTTGCTCAAAAGGCTATCGCCGAACGCTTTTCCTGCCTTACTGCGACTATTTCACGCATAAATATGGGCAAGGCCTGGGGGCATGTTGTAGTGCCGGAGTGCGGGAAGCCCCCGTACTACCGACGCAGACCACATAAAAAGCACTCACTTATAGGCTTGCGTGACGCCGTGGAATGATACTGCGTAAATCCCTGCGGGCGCTTGTTTAGAGTGCCCCAGTTCTAACTCCTCCGCGTATGCAAGGTTGTTCTGTATGTAGATAACGGAGTACGGCTGGCCCTGCGCTATAACAGCACTACCCTGCTGTATAGTCACCGTTCCTGATTGATCAATAGTTGAGAGCTGGCTGTAATCAGCGCCCCCTATGCTCACCTGATTGTTAGCGCGAAACCTTCCGGTATCGACTGGAGAGCGTTGCACAATCTCCCTTAGCAGCGCCATTGAGATAATGCGCAACTTCTTACCCACCTCTTCCTCTACCATCCCGGCAAACAGAAGCGGGTCGTTATCCCAGGATTTAGCCATCACTTTCTCCGCAACTGGAGGCGGTATGTAGCCCGCGCCGGGTCGGTTGACACGTCCATCACCAGGTACTCCTGCGGCATTCCGGTAACCAGATCGGGCGCAGTAATGATGTGGTCCACTGCTGGCTCATCCATCACCTCGTTAACCAGCGCGGTTAGCTTCAGGTCGCCAGCCAGAATGTTTACGTTGTCGATGCGGCTGGTTTTATAGCGGGACAGCACGCCGCGCCCTGTATAGGTCACTGCCGTCTCGCCGCCTGTCTCGGTGACAGGATCCCATCCTGACTGGATGACATAGCGACCGGTGAACGCGTTAACAGCATCGGCAAGGTCGGTATCGAAAGCCTCGGCAATGTCGGTTTGTAGCTCGTCTCGAATGCCCATCAGCGATACACCCTGAAAGCGAGAGGATTGGAGCGCCACTGACCCAACAGGGATAGCGCAAGCTGAACATCTGCAGGAAGCAGCGATGTCGATGTAGCCTGCCCCGATGCGTAGGTTTTGGACACCCTTACGCCGTCGGCATCTACCGTTTTGCTTGTCAGCGAGCCGGATTCAGTCTGCTGCTTGTAGAGCGTGCCTTCAGCGGCTGATTTAGCCAGGTAAGCACCGGCGGTAATGACATCTGCGGGGATGGCGCTTAGATCAATGCCTTGCAGGTTCAGGTTGGTCATATAGGCGTTAGCCTGAAGCACAGCAGAAGCCTTTTTGTCAGCCGTCGTCCATTCAGTGCCAAGCACCCCGTCAACGTCTTGAACTGTCACGTAGGTTGTCATCTTGACTCCAGAATTAAGGGGCCGAAGCCCCTTGTGTTATTGATCAGCAGAATTAAGCAATTCGAGCAACTCTGCTTTCGTCGCGCTGGCCTTGTACTCAATGCCCTTGGCGTCAAGTTGCTCTTTGATTTGAGCAACGGTCATATCTTCGCTTCCATCAGAAAAGACACGCGCAGAGTCAGCTCCATTACCACCACCGCCAGCGGTGACAGGCACTGCAACATCGACATTTTTGATGCCATAGTCAGCGCCAGACTTTGTCGGATCGTAAATGGTTTCAGCACCTAATGCAGTTGTTGACTCGTCTGCATATGGGCGTTCACTCGGATAGGTATACTGGTAATCCGGCTGCACCAGATTTTTTGGTAAGGTCATTTTTCCCCCTTAGAGGTTGGTGATCAGGAAGCGGAATGGCACCTGAGCCTGGTCGAGTGTAAGCTCCCAGTTCTCAGCTTTTTGCAGGTCACCCCATGATGCAGAAAGAGCTTGACGCTCAGTACCGCCAGTGAGCGTACTTTCCGGCGCAACAAAGCTGAAGCCCTGCGGGTGGATCAGCATATTGCGGCGGGTCCAGAGCACGCGGTCACCCTGGCCGTTTGAGGTGGCAGCGGTGCGCTCAACCTCAAGATCGTCATTACCGGGCACCTGGCCGTAACTGAATGCACCGGCTCCGGCCAGTAGGGTGACGTATTTCGCATTCGCCCCAGTGCCAATTTTTGTCCCCAGTTCCGACTCGATCAGCGCGCGGCCGTTATATACCCTAATATGCGGGATGTTTGACTGAACGGTCACCAGCTCAGCTTGGTTCTCCTTACGGATTTTCGCAGCAATAGCAGGGTGAACAATCATTACCCCGTTACCACGATAGCCCGGTGCCAGCGCCGCCTCACCATCGACAAACGCATCGAAGCTAAAACCACTGGCTGCTGTAGCTGTTGCCGCACTCACGTCAACGGTAAGCTTTTTACCGTTAGCTTGGTCATAGTTGCGTAGTCCTGCCAGCGTCGCACGCGCCCGGTTCTCTGCCGCGTTTAGCCACATCTGGTTAATCTTGCCACCAATAAGCTGGAGCGCGTTAACCTGCGTGAGATAGCGAGCCAGCGAAGCCTCGCGGAACCCTTCGTTCAGGAATGCCATCCGGCCCATCATCGAACCGCCTTCGATTTCTCGCGGCATAGCGATGTCGGTGTAAATGGTGTTGCCATAGTTCGGCTCAAGGTTGCTGTCGATACCGCCGACATAAGGCACTTCAAACGTTCGAGAGCCGGAGGCGACTAAAGTACCCAGCCGCGAATCGGCAACAAAAGCACGAGACTGCACAAATGGCGACGGTACGAGTGGATCGTTGTCGATATACGACAACAGTACAGGGCGATTAAAGATTTCAAGTAAGGTAGGCATTATTGCTCCTGATATTTGTTAAATTTGCCTTCTCTGACAGCCTGGGTATATCCGGCGGGGTCTTTTTCAGCCCACTCGGCACGCTCCTGCTCTGTCATTTCGGTGTGTTTTTTGGTAGCCCTGCCACCACCTTTAGGCGCGGCCCCGCCGCCACCTGCCTGACTACCGCGCACGAGGGATGCGTAACGCGGTGAGGTTTCGAACTCTCGCTGGAGATCTGCCAGTGCGCTGACCGTCAGGTTCCCTGAATCGTCAGTAACGCGCACCTGGCCTTCTGCCACCTTCAGTCGCTTAGCGATGAACTCTTTGAGAATGTCGGCGTTATCGCCGTCTGCGATCGCCGTAGCAATTCGCGTGGCCGCCAGATTGATGTCGCGCTGATGGATGGATTGCTCAAGCTGGCTGTAACGCTGCTCCCATTCCGCTGTTTTGGTCTGCGAGCTTTCGTATAACTGCTTGAAGTTACCCTCTGCCGCCAGACGCTCCTCTTCTTTTCGTCGGGCCTCTTCTTCGGCAGCTCGACGCCGCTCATCGCTGGCGCGTTTCTCTGCCAGCAATTCTTCGTTTTTGCGCTTCAGGCCGGTCACGTCCTCCGGTTGAGGAAGACCCTCAATCTGGCAGATATAGACCTCACCCTGCAGTGCATAGAGCGACTGTTTGGTTTCATCGAGCTGAGCGTATTCCTCAGCGGTAAGCTGATACTTAAGTGGCATACATTCTCCTGAATGGATGTGTGCTGGCCCAGCCAGCGCTTAGGGGATATTATATTTTTTTGTTTCTGAAAAGGATTTACACATGTCAGCGTCATCGAATAACGGAGCGGCCCAACCAAGTGGCACTCCAAACAATGCAACTCCAGATAAAAACTTGTGGGACAAAATCAGCCCAGTCCTTTTGGCGCTACTTGCCGTCGCAGGTGGAGCATATGGCTCTTACCTATCAGGGACTAAACTTGTAGAAAGCACGAAAATTCCTGCGATGATAAATGCCAGAGCTGAATGTACAAATGATGTAACGAATGATGAGAGAGCATTCCGCGAAAGGTCTGCGAAGTTTTTATCTTCTGCGGCATCTTTTAATGCCGACACGGTGCTGCTCTTTCAGGCAAACAATAACCAACTTCGCGACCCTGCTAAAAAAGCAATAACTTTAGGATTTGAAATAAGCGCTTATTCATCTGATAAGCTTTCCCTATTGGCCTTGAATATTGCTAATTCGATAAAAGTAATCGCAGGTGAGGAACTCAATGGCGGTGATCAATACGCTGCCAGAAAAACTTTAAGTGAATCTATGGCTGATTGGCAGCCAGCATTTAATGAGTATATGAAGACATTTGAACAAAAACGCCTTAAATGCGCCTCAGACTACTCAGATAACAGTCCAGCCTCTTGAAAGGCATGCGGCTCCAATTCTTTGAGTTGGTCGAGGGTGTATTGCTGGCCTGATTCGCCATCAACGAAGCGATCAATGCTCAGCTTGCCTTTGCTGAATAGTTTGTAACGCGCTGGCCCCAGCACTTCCTTCTGGAAGGATGCAGGCTGCCTTGCCAGCCATTCGCCATAGGTCGTTTTGCTGCTGACCTGCTGAGCGCCATCGGGGCCGACCGCAGGACGTACAGAGCCGGGTATTTCTCTGGCGTATTCATCCTTGAGCACTGGTATCTGCGTCGTGCGGCAGCGCCAGTGATAAGGCGGCGACGGGCCATCAAGCGGGACAATGCGGTGATCAATGCTCCGACAGTATGGCGTAGTCCTGCCATCCAGCGTGGCGATGTCCTGCTTGCCCTTAAGGATGTCGTCATTGTCCTGCAGTTGCTTAGACCGGGCAGAAGCTGATGCATGGTTGGTCACTGTATTGACCAGTGCGCCAGCCTGCTCCTCGTGAGATACACCGAGGGACGTTAAGCGCCGGATAATCTGGCGTTGCGTTTCACCAAGAGAGTGGCCTATGCCAATTTCGCTGATGATGTCTGCTGTCTTCTTGTCACCGAACTGGGCAAGGGCGCTTGCTATCCTGTATCGCTTCCTGCCAGCCCCCACATGAAGCTCTAACGGGTCATTCAGTACATATTCCGCTATTACCTCTGCCGATGGCTGGTTGAGCTTTACAGAAGCTTTTACGAGCTTGCCGAGGAATGAAGAATTGAACCGGTACTCATATTCCGCAAACTCACCAAGGTTAAGCAGTTGCTGCTCGGTCATGTCGCCGTAGATGGCTTTCAGGTCTTTGCGTAGCGCCTCAAGCTGACTGCTGTATCGTGCTGTCGCGTACTGGCTCAGCCCGTTACGAACGGTTTCTTTCGCTCGGCTGATGGCCTTGCGAATGAACTTAACCGCCCTGCCTGTCTGCCCGGCACCGAAGCGCTGGACATACACCTGATGGCGAGTTGAGGCGTCAGTTGCATAACCTTCTGCGCTCATGCTTATTGTTCCTCAACGACTTCGTCATCAACCACAACTTCGTCACCTTCAACAGGCGGCTCATTCTCGCGGTCTTCGTCGATGTCGTCATCGTTACGGTCAGCCTCTACCCAGCCTGTCTGGCGAAGCTTGGTGCGGACGTCTGCTTTCGCGATGATGCCCTGCTGCCATGCCTGGATAAGCGCCAGCACATCCTGAGAGGTAAGCGTTGCGTCGAAGAACTCCTGATTCAGCCAGAATACAGTTCCGCCCTCGTTCACTGCGCCGGTCATATACAGCTCGGCATCCAGAATCGCCAGTTTCAGCGCCTCGCTCACGTTCCCGGCGATAGTGCCGAGTACGCTGTTATCGCTGCTGTAGCGAATGCGTGCGGCCTCTGCCGTCTCCTGACCTGACGTCTGCTGAACGATGCGAGCGCCGATCATCAGCATCTGGTTTTCTTTGTCCAGCATCAGGGTTCGGGCCAGTTGACCCTCAGATGCCTGGACCATTGACGCCGATCCGTTCTTTCCGAGGCTATAACCACGCTTTGAGCCCACCTGGATACCATTAGGATTCCATTTCTGGAACTCATCATGCTCGATGTCAGTAGTAAAGAATACCGTCGGCTGGCTGCTGATGAATCCTGATTCCTCCACAGTAGCGCTGTTGCCGTAGTGGAGGATATTAACTTCGGCCAGGTCTTCCAGCGGAGACTTATCTACGCGTGAATCGTTACTTTCTGCGCCGAAAAAGTGGAACGGGATGTGGTCGAATGCCTTGCCGGTGTAGTCAGTAGGCCAGACATCCAAAATCGGCAACTCAGCATTCTCGCCTTCACGCCATACACGATGGCGATATTTCCCATTTTCGAGCGTTAGTGCCCGGTACTGATTTTTCACCTCGAACACGAATTCATCTTCGTCATCTGTGTTGTAGCATTCTGCCAGCACAACCATTGTCAGCTTACGAACGCCATCAATAACGTCCTCACGCCAGTTGATGATGCTCAGGGCTTCATAAATATGGATATGCGCTCTGTCGCCTGCAGTCTGAGCTCGTGTAGGGCGCAGGCCTTCTGGCATCTCTTTGGTTGGGTAATCCACGAAGAAGCCGCCGCGCCCGGTGTCCAGATCCTCGCCTACGGCCTCTTTCGATAGCTGCTCCAGGCTAGTGCCGTCACCACTCGCGTTTTCAATCAGGTATTGAACAGACTCAGGCAGATCAACCTCTGCCGTCTTGCGGAATACCGCTCCAATCAACCCCTGCCGAGTTCGGCCTGTGATATTCAGGTACATTGCTCGGGCGATCAACGCGTCGTAATCAGCAAGGTTCTGTTTGCTGTCATTAGTCGGATCGGGCATTGGGAGATAGAGCGTACCTCGCTCCTTCACTGCCTTACTACCAGCCACGCAGTCTTTGACAAGCTGCCATGACTTTTTGGCGTCGGCGTACTCTTTCCTTACGTGTTTGTAGTTAGCCATAGTCGCTTATCTTCTGAATGTAACCGGTGCCGACTTCAGCACATCCCGTTTTTTCTGTGTGACTGCAAAGTATCTGAATCCGTCAGATCCGTGCGATGTCCAGTCGTGGAGAGGCTTATCTTTCCAGCACCCGCGCTTGTCATCCCACTCTTTGCGGTAGCTCTCAAGGGCGTTCAGGCCTTCTTCGCATTTAACGTCATCAAAGGCGCATCGCGGGAGGATTTCACGCACCTGCTCGATGCCGTCATCAACGCCGAGCTTTGGCACTACCTGGAAGGTGATCGCATATCTGCTGCCGTCGATTTCATAGCCTTCACGCGCCAGCTCTCGCCGGGTCTTTGCGTCAGATCCAAACTCGCGGTTGTCGATATCGTGAGGACCCCAGTGGGCGGCGTAGGTGTAGCCTTTATCCTTCAGCACCTTCATGTAATGGCGCAGGCCCTCACCGCTGTTCTCGTAGTAGTCGATGACGTGATACTCCTCGCCAACGATGCGAATGAACCAGATAGCGGTGGAGTCGCTGACCCCGATATCCCAGAAGGTGTGGACAGGGAGGTGAGAGTTATCAGGAAGAGCACCAATGCGCTTCTGCTCGTAGAGCTTGCGGAACTGCTTAGCGTAGTAGGCACCTTCAACCGACTGCTGGAAAGCTTCTGCCGGAATCGAGGGGTACTCACGCTTCATGTCATCGCCGAGCGTCTTTTCTTTGGCGTAATACCACGCCTTCTGCCGTTCGTTAACGACTACGCCGTGTTTCGCCTCCATCTCAGCGAAGTATTCAACTAAGCGCTGAGGTAGCGGCTCTACCGGGTCGATGGCGTACTGCGGATTCTTCCACCAGGAGAAGAAGAAAAACTTCCAGTCGAGGTTGGACAGTTCCTTGCCCTGCAGCATGGCCTTCTCAGCCTCAGTGCAGTAGTCATAGAAATACCCAGCCCGCCCCTCAGCAGTACTCTCAAGCGTAATTACGCCACCAAGCGGAACAGCTTCGAAAGCGCCAGTAACAATCTCCTTGGCCTTCTCCGGGTACTTGGCGCATATTTTCCCGAATTCTGATACGTGCAGGCTGTACAGCGTGCCGCCTCGGAAGGATGTTGACACCGTTACACTGCCGCCTTTCGCGAAGACGTACTCGCTGGTCGTCTCTTTGACGAGAGGGTTGGCCAGCTTGATATCGTCCGGCATCCGCTGATAGGCAAACTGCGTTTTGTTTCGAAATAGCCTTTCTGCATCAGGAAGTGAGTGAGCGATCAGGGCACATTCTTTTTTGTGGAAGATCGCCAAATCAAGCTGGATGATGCACACCTCTGTGGTGAAGCCGAGCTGTCGTGCTTTGAGTATTACGTTACGGTCGTGCATGCCCTCGAAATACTCCAGTTGCTCCGGAGTCATCTTAAACATTACACACTTGCCGTTTTTATCTTTGATTTTGTACAGGTGGTTGAGACGCCATAACCTGTTTTTCAGGAGCGCTTTCTGCTTTTCAGTTAACACAGTCACTCCTTACAGGTCTTCATCTCCTATCTCGTCCATGACAGATGCAACTGAGCTCACGGCAAGGCCGCCTGAGTGTTCAACCTTCTGCTTATTCGTGTATGCATCCCCGCACTCTTTCGCAGCCTGCTCCATCAGAGAAGCAGCCAGAGCCATGTTTCGCATGCTCTCAGCTTTCGTCATCATCCGGTCAAGCGCACGTAGACGATAGGCTTTGTTGGCGATCGGAATGTCGCTTAATTCGGTCTGGAAGCGCTTACGGGTTTCGTGGAATAGCTCTACCCATTTCTGCGCCAGCCCCCTGCCGTTTGCTTTCGTCGGGTCGTGGGATTCGACCTGCTGACGCGTGATGCTCAGGCCAAATTCTTTTTTGACCAGCTCAACCACCTGGGATGGAGTATCGAAGCAGGCAAGGGACTGAACGATGAAGGCTTTGACCTCACCTTTCAGTGTCGCCATAGATTACCTGCCTGTCATAATCAGTCATATTGTTAGGCCAGCTTTAACATGCATGTGCCGCATGACCTGGCTATATCGATGTGAGCCACTTCAGCAGGCGCATTGGCCGCATCAACGAGCTCCTGCACTTCTTTGCTGGCACCGTATCGACGTACGAGACCAGTGAATTCTTCGACGTCGTGGCCGCGTAGTGTAAGCACTGGCTGCCCAGTCTCTTTGTTGAACTTCGGAGCGCCGAAATCATCGGTGGCCTGGGCGATGTGGTAAAGCTCATGCTCTACCAATGCGCAGAATTCGAGGTCACTGCATTGTGAGCAGTAATCAGCCGCCAGCGTGATGATGAACTTCGGGATGCGCCCGAACCATTCATGCATCTGCTGTTCCATTCTGGCTTTCTGCCAACCACCGGCGCGGAGCATTACCTGTTCGGCCTGCCCAAGGACATACCGTCCTTTCTTCGCAAACGAATCGGACGCCCACATAAAGCAGAGGTCAGCCTCTAACAGGTGTTCGTGGTCAGGGTTATGGATGCTGCCGGTATCGCTGAGGATTTGGCGGCTTACCCACTCATGCACTTCATTGGCGGGGATCAGTCTGGTGTATGGCTGCCAGTTGTCGGAGGTGATGATGTTAACTGGCGGGTATGGCCTGCGCTCGTCATCGTTCGCCATGTGTCACTCCGTTATCTCTTTACAGGCTGTACCTTCACCTGCTGACTGATGCCATGCTTCACGATGAACGCAGACACCTTTTCGTAATCAGGCTCTCGGCCCATCATCAGGCAGAACAGGGTCAGCGTTTTGATGTAGACCGGCAACCACCACTTGGCTTTGAGCTCGACTGACAGCTTGCAAATTGCCATTG